TGGCTATTGGCAAATACGTTGCACAGAGGGCTGGTATCGGTATTAACGCGGGACGGATCAGAGGGATCAACAGTAGAATCCGTGGCGGCGAAGTACAACACACAGGTGTGGTCCCCTTCCTCAAAAAATTTGAAAGCACTGTTCGATGCTGTACTCAGAACGGCATCAGGGGTGGATCAGCAACTGTCCACTTTCCTATCTGGCACCAAGAAATCAGAGACATCCTCGTCCTCAAAAACAACAAAGGAACCGACGACAACAGAGTCAGAAAACTCGACTACTCCATCCAGTTAAGTAAGTTATTTTATGAGCGTTTTATCCAAGATCAGGAAATCACGCTTTTTTCCCCTCATGATGTTCCTGGTTTGTATGAGAGTTTTGGGACCGATAAGTTTGATGACTTATATGTTCGTTACGAAAACGAATCCTCCGTCCCCTCCACAAGAGTTAAGGCACAAGAATTAATATTATCATTATTAAAAGAGAGAGCAGAGACAGGTAGAATTTATATAATGAATATAGACCATTGTAATTCTCACTCATCCTTTAAGGATAAGGTAGAGATGAGTAATTTATGTCAGGAGATTACACTACCGACATATCCTATTACTCATATTGATGACCACACAGGTGAGATTGCATTGTGTATTCTTTCTGCAATTAATATAGGTAAGATTAGAAGTGATGAGGAATTAGAAGATCTTTGTGAATTATCTGTTCGTGCATTAGAAGAGTTAATTGACTATCAACATTATCCTGTAATAGCAGCAGAGAGGGCTACAAAGGCACGTAGATCTCTTGGTGTAGGTTATATTGGTATGGCACACTATCTTGCTAAACTAGGATTTAATTATGATTCGCAAGAGGCATGGGATGCTGTTCATAGTCTATCAGAATCTTTCCAATATTTTCTTCTGAAAGCATCTAATAAAATTGCACAAGAGAAAGGACATTGTGAAGATTTTGGAAGAACTAAGTATTCTGAAGGTATCCTTCCTATAGATACTTATAAGAAAGATGTTGATGACATTAGTAAGCCGGAGTTGCAACATGACTGGGAATCTCTTAGGGCATCTATCAACACCTACGGTTTACGGCACTCAACACTGTCCGCACAAATGCCTTCGGAGAGCAGTTCCGTTGTGTCAAATGCGACAAATGGAATCGAACCACCTAGAGACTACCTGTCCATTAAGAAATCAAAGAAAGGACCTCTTAAGCAAGTTGTTCCCTCTTATGGGTCCTTAAAGAATAATTACACTTTGTTATGGGATATGCCAAATAATGATGGATATATTAAGATAGTTGCTGTAATGCAGAAGTTCTTTGATCAGGCCATTTCTGGCAACTGGTCATATAATCCAGAGCATTATGAGGATAATGAAGTTCCTGTTTCAGTAATGGCAAATGATTTTCTAAACACATACAAGTATGGTTGGAAGACCTCCTATTATCAGAACACGAACGATCTAAAGAGTGATGAAGAACCAACACATCCTATGGGATGGCACGATAATGTAGAGGAAGGCAAGACAGATTTACAAAATTTAGTTGATGAATTAAGTTGTTCTACTGAGGAGGGTGAGTGTGAGTCCTGTGCAATCTAATATTAAAGGGATGACTGTCTTCAATACTGAAGAAGTTGATACCAAGAAACAACCTATGTTTTTTGGTAAACCCTTGGGTGTTCAACGTTATGATTCTTATAAGTATCCTGCTTTTGAAAATTTAACAAAGCAACAGTTGGGATATTTTTGGAGACCAGAAGAAGTTTCCTTGCAGAAAGATAGAGGAGATTTCCAGACCTTAAGACTAGAACAAAAGCATATCTATACATCTAATTTGAAGTATCAGATTATGCTTGACTCTGTTCAGGGTCGTGCTCCTAGTATGGCATTCCTTCCATATTGTTCTTTACCAGAACTAGAAGCATGTATGGAAGTATGGGGATTTATGGAGATGATCCATAGTAGATCTTATACTTATGTTATTAAGAATATCTATTCAGATCCTTCTGAAGTATTTGATACAATTATAAGAGATGAAAAGATCCTAGAACGTGCTAAGAGTGTTACTGAATCATATGATACTTTTATTAAACAAGCACAGGAATGGGCCAGTGGTTGTATGTGGCACCCAGATTCAAAGGGATCCCCCACAGCAAAGTGGTGCTTAAAAGATTTAAAACGTTCACTCTATAGGGCAGTTGCTAATGTCAACATTTTGGAAGGTATTCGCTTTTATGTTAGTTTTGCATGTAGCTTTGCCTTTGGTGAGCTTAAACTTATGGAAGGGTCTGCAAAGATCATTTCCCTCATCGCCAGAGACGAGAATCAGCATCTCGCTCTTACACAAAACATATTAAACAATTGGAGAAAGGGTGATGATCCTGAGATGAAAGTGATAATGAAAGAGGAGGAAGAGTGGACTTATAAGATGTTTGATAAGTGTGTGAATGAAGAAAAGAAATGGGCAGACTATTTGTTTAAAGATGGAACTATGATAGGATTGAATGAGAAACTATTACATAAGTATGTTGAATGGATTGCTAATAAGAGATTGAGATCTATTGGGTTTAAACCTCAGTATGATGTCCCCGCAAAGAACAATCCATTACCTTGGACAGAGCATTGGATATCCTCTAAGGGTCTCCAGGTAGCACCACAAGAGACAGAAGTTGAATCTTATGTTGTTGGTGGTATTAAACAAGATGTTAAAAAGGACACATTCAGCGGATTTAAATTATAGTTTGGAGTTAAATATGTCTAGACCAGAACCACCGTTCCCATCGCATCCTGAATATATGAATGGACGTTTGAAGAAAGTTGATATGGAATCCCGTCTCCTTAGAATTAAAAAAGGGATACATGAAAAAACTTGGTATCCTGATTGGAGTAAGGACCAGAGATATGCTGCACAACAGGCATTAAATAATGCTTTAGATATTCTAGAAGAGTTTGATTACTAAATAGGAGTTGCGAATGAAAATTATGGGATGGCGACCACCACAACGGCCACAGTGGGTGAAGGAAGTTATGAAAACGCCTGGTTATATCAGGGTACAAATTTCACTTCTGACGATATTAACGATCTCTTCGGTTTCGTCTACTGTATTACAAATAACACGAACGGTAGACAATACATCGGCCGTAAATATTTCTGGAAGTTTAGAACTCCTAGGGGTAAAAAAAGAAAAGTAAAATCCGAATCTGATTGGAAGAATTATTATGGGTCGTCTGAGGAACTTAAAGAAGAGATTAAACGATTGGGTAGACATAACTTTAGCAGAGTTATGCTCAGCTTACATAAAACAGTTGGCAAAACAAACTTCGAAGAAACGAGACAACTCTTTCTTAAAGGAGTACTCACTGAATCACTTAGCGACGGAACACCGAAGTACTACAATAGTAATATCCTCTCAAGATACTTCAGAAAAGACTATTATGAGGCTGGACAAAACGGATGAGGTTGTTGATAAGGTAAGGGATTGGTCTGTTGATAGGATGGAGAATGTGGAGACAGTGGGAGATAAGATCGCACTGTATGCAGAGTTTGAAGAATGGATTGAGTTAGATGGTGAGGATTCTATAGAAATTATGTCGTTTGGAACTAAAACCATTGACAAGGGGGACAATAAACGGTAAAGTGGCCTTGTAAGGGTGACGGGTTCCTAATCCGTTATAATCCTAAACCGTTCCTCTATTACTTCCGAAGAAATGTAAGAAGATGAGGTTGTAAGTGTAGACGGGAGATTGGTTGAAAAGTCACCAACATTTCACCCTTACACTTGCGGGTGTAGTTTAGTGGTAAAATCAGAGGTTTCCAACCTCCAGTTGTCAGTTCGATTCTGTCCACCCGCTTACTGCCGACATAGCACAGTTGGTAGTGCAGGGCTTTTGTAAAGCCAAGGTCGCGAGTTCAAATCTTGCTGTCGGCACCATTGGAATGTAGCTCAGTTGGTAGAGCGCGAAACTGTTAATTTTGTGGTCGCTGGTTCGAGCCCAGCCATTCCAGTTATCCTATTACAATTATGAAATTTAAAGCAACTGGTTTTATACGTTTAAGATCACAGGTAGATGATTCTCCTGGTAATGCTGTTCGTGGTGCTTGTAATAAACTTTCTAAATTGGATATTAGGAAGTTGCGATTAGGTAAAGTAATTGACATATGGATAGAAGCACCAGATAAAGAATTTGCTTCCAAGGAATTAGATCTTCTTAGCGATAGATTATTTGCCAATACTGTTATGGAAGATTGGAGTTTTGAATTTGTAGAGATAGATGAGTTTCCTGCGGGGGTAAGTTAAGATGAAAAAGTTTGAATTTAAACCTTGGGGATGGTACTTAACTCTTGAGGAACATGCAGACTATAAGGTTAAACGAATATATGTTAAACCTAATGAACAATTCTCATTACAGTATCATAAAGACCGTGAGGAGCATTGGACTATCCTTCAAGGCATTGGTACAATCACCCAAGGAGAATTTGAAACAACGATAAGACCTGGAGAGTATGCATACATCCCCAAGGAACAGGTTCATCGTTTGAATGGTGGTACTGATGGTGTATACTTTATTGAAGTTCAGAGGGGTGTATGTAAGGAAGATGATATAATTAGATTAAAAGACGATTATGGACGTATTTAAAGCAGAACAATGATCACCGTAAGATGCAGAGACTGTAACAGAGAAGTTAGTAGTACATCTGCTCAAAGTAAATCATGTGGATGCCCTAACATGGTAACAGTTAAGGGTGATACCGTAACAGCCGTTGACTTAAATAGAACTATTATGGTAACATCCACTAATAACAGTACTAAATCAGGACTGTCTTCTCAAGACCTTCAATGGCAGGAGGAGAGACGTAAACGTAAAGTGCGTAGAATTGATTTTGAGACACGATAATGACACCCGATAGACACGACATTCCATTCATAGGAGACTTCTATACAAAACACGAAGTCGATAAGATGATTGCGGATGCCCTTGAGGAGGCAAGAAAGATTGATGAAGAGTCCATGCGTAAGCACAATAGGACTGCAACTATTATTAGTATGATTCTTGGATTCACATGTCTTGCTCTTTTTGTTGATGGATTGTTAAGGATACTTGGTATCATCC